AATTTACCGAATGATCAACATCAGAAAATGCTCCGAGAGATAGCAAATGACCCTATGGTACCTAAAAAAACGGATAAAAAGGTAACAAATGACCTTTATGAGAAATTAGAAGATAATGAAATCTATTTGTTAGATTAATGGTGCTAAATAAACATATATTTGCTTAATAATAGTGCCTGTCCAACGCATAAGTAGATCATTTAAAGATATAAGCATGTCTTTTCAGGTTAATCCGTTAACCTATGATCTTATTGCAATTAAAAATCAGACTGCTATTGCTCGTTCTCTTCGTAATCTAGTGCTTACTTCACCTGGAGAGCGATTTTTTAATAATGGTATAGGATCAAGAGTCAATGAATTACTCTTTGAGACTGTTGATGATCTTACTGCATCATCAATAAAGAGTGAAATTGAAACTACGATTCAAAATTATGAACCTAGAGTTAAATTGTTAAAGACAAGAGTGTCTCCCAATCCTGATTCATACGAATTTGATGTTAACATCACTTATGAAATAATTGGAATAGACGCACAAGCACAACAGTTATCATTCGCATTACAACCAACACGATAATGCCCCTAGTTAATTTCACAAATCTGGATTTTGACCAGATAAAAGTATCAATTAAAGATTATCTTCGATCTAATTCTAATTTTACGGATTATGATTTTGAAGGATCTAACATGTCCACTATAATTGATGTCCTTGCATACAATACATATATCACTTCATACAATGCCAATATGGTATATAATGAAGTTTTTATCGATAGTGCAACATTAAGAGAGAATGTTGTTTCACTAGCACGTAATATTGGATATACTCCATACTCTAAAAGAGCATCACAAGCTAATATTTCATTTTTTATAAACACAAGTGACTATGCAGATGTACCCCAAACCATAACTTTGAATAAAGGGATCGTTGCATCATCTAATAGTTTTGCAAATGAGAGTTATACCTTTGCAATTTTAGATGATATCACAATTCCAGTCTCAGATAATAAGGCCTCTTTTAATAATATTGCAATTTATGAAGGAATTTACCTCACAAGTACTTTTACAGTAAATTCTTTTGATCCCGATCAACGTTTTATTCTGGAAAATAGTGGAATTGATATATCTACACTCCGAGTTGTTGTAAAACCATCACAATCTTCCACGGTTACACGAAAATATACACAAGCTGATAGTTTATTTAATGTTACAGGGGAATCTCCTGTCTTTTTTGTTCAAGAAGTGGAAGGTGAAAGGTATGAATTGGTATTTGGAGATGGAATTTTTGGTAAAAAGTTAGATGCACCTAGTTTCATTGAAGTTTCTTATCTTGTAACAGGTGGTGAACTTGCAAATGGTATTAATAACTTTAATTTTAGTGGAAAATTAACATCTACACGAAATAATACAATTATTAGTAGTGGAGTTTCTCTTCTTACGACACTTAAGAGTAGTTCTTTAGGTAAAAGTATAGAATCTGTTGAATCTATAAAGAAATATTCGACTAGAATTTATGCTTCTCAGAAAAGAGCTGTAACAACTGCTGATTTTGAAGCACTTATTCCACAATTATACACTGAAACTGAATCAGTTTCTGCTTTTGGTGGCGAAACTCTAAATCCCCCGCAATATGGGAAGACTTTTGTAAGCATTAAACCCACAAATGGACCATATTTGTCGGATCAGATCAAAAATAATCTAAAAAGAGAACTTAAAAAGTATTCTGTTTCTGGAATTGACGTAGATATTACTGATTTGAAGTTTTTATACATTGAATTGGATATAACTGCATATTATAACTCCAATTTAATCTCATCAGGTGCTGATCTCGCTAGTCTCATTTATAAGAATCTAGACGCATACTCCAAAGCATCAGAAATGAACCAATTTGGCGGTAGATTTAAGTATAGTAAACTATTGTGTATGGTTGATAATAGCAGCGATGCTATAACTTCTAATATTACCACCGTTGTCATAAGAAGGGATCTCAGAGTATCGTTAAATAGTTTTGCGGAATATGAAATCTGTTTTGGAAACTGTATTTTTGTTAAAAGTTGTGATGGATATAACATTAAGTCTTCTGGATTTAATGTAAATGGAATTGCTGGTGTGGTATATCTTACGGATAAACCAGATAAGGGTTCTACTGAAACTGGTCAAATTATGTTAATACAATTAGAAGCTTCTAATCAGGCAAAAGTTATTAAAAAATCAATCGGAACAATTGATTATAAAAAGGGAGAAATTAAACTTTCACCAATCAATATAACTAATACTATAATTAATAACGGATTCCCTCTCATTGAGATATCTGGTTCTCCATGTTCCAACGATGTATTAGGTCATCAAGATTTGTATACTCAATTACCAATGGAGAATGTAAATATTAATACAATTCCTGACACTAATATGGATGATGGTAACCTTGCTTCCAGTTACGCAAATGGTAGTTTGGTTCGAGGACAAAAAGTGATTCCAGGATCGACCACTTGTGATACACCAGATGATACTGTATTCACTGCTAATGGTGCTACAGTTATTACAGGAACTTATACACCCGCACCAATTGCTTAATATCGTCAGATGATATCCACAGATCTCCAAAGAGTACAGATTCAAAATATAGTGGAGAATCAACTCCCTTCTTTTGTGCAGGAAGATTTTCCTTTATTGGGAGAATTTCTTAAAGAGTATTATACTTCGCAAGAATATCCTGGAGCTTCTGCTGATATAATTCAGAATATAGATGAATATTTAAAATTAGAGGCCTTAACTAATAATGCTGATGAAACACAATTAGGAAGTGCAATTGGATATAATGATACTACAATTACAGTTACCTTTGATCTTAATCAAAGTATTTTTGGAACATATCAGTTTCCCGATAGAGATGGTTTAATACAAATTGATAATGAAATAATATTATATAAAGAAAAAACTAATACCACATTTACAGGATGTGTTAGAGGATTTAGTGGTGTTACTTCATATGGTACATCTGATCAATTAACGTTCTCGCAGTCAGATGTTAATCCTCATGCAAAGGGAAGTACGGTTACCAATTTAAGTGCTTTACTCTTTAATAAGTTTTTATTAAAACTTAAAAATCAAATTTCACCAGGTTTTGAAGACAGAACTTTAGATGCTGATCTTAATCAAAGATTGTTTATTTCAAGATCAAAAGATTTTTATCAAACTAAAGGTACTGATGAAGCCTATAATATTCTTTTTGGTGCATTATATGGGGAAAAAGTAGATGTAATAAAACCGAGAGAATTTCTTTTTAGACCTTCGGATGCTGATTATAGAGTAACAAAAGATTTAGTAGTCGAATCAATTCAGGGAGATCCTCTTGATTTATTAAATAATACTCTATATCAAGATTCAGAACATTTTGGAGATCATTATTGTCTAGATGCAGCTTATGCTCCTATTAGTGGAGTAGAAAAAATCTCTATTGGTAATTCTGATTTTTATAAATTGAATCTTGATTATGGTTATGCGAGAGATGTTCCCCTTAAAGGAAGTGTATATGGAGAATTTATAGTTCATCCTAATACAAAAGTAATAACAGAAGTATCCATAGGTTCAAGTGTAATAGATGTAGATTCTACCATAGGTTTTCCTGCGGCAGGAGAATTATATGCCATCTATGGAACAGGAGTTACAGGAATATTAACTTATAGATCCAAATCAATAAATCAGTTTTTTGGGGTGGGATTAGCTAACACTACAACGGTTGGTGTTACTACTAGTATTGATTCAAAAGAAAATATTCGTTTAAATACTGATGTTTATGGATATGTTGGTCTAGGAACTACTACTAGAGTTTCTATGAGGGTTACTGGAGTTTTATCCAATTTAGAAATTCCAACCAATACCTATTATTTCAATAATAATGATACAGTCTCTATAAAATCTCTTGGAATAACTACTTCAAGTCCTAAAACTGAAAACTGGTTCTATAATGTATCTACAAAATATGATGTAGAGACTATCACTTTAGTTGATGAGTCTGATTTTACATATACTTTGGTTACATACGCTAAAAACAATTTTAGACTTGGTGATCAAGTCACTGTTATTGATACTCTAGGCAATACTAAAGATTCTGTTGTAAATGAAGTTATAAGTGATTATAGTTTTTCTATTAAAGGACAAGGAAATATTGCATCTGCAAAATATACAGTTGAAAGAAAGATATTAAGAGCTAAAGTAAAACCCTCTTTAACAGATTATTCTTATATTGATAATTATTTTGCTAATGTTCAAAATACATATGTTAAATTTAACCAAGATCTTTTAGTAGCATCTTCATCTATTCCCAATTATTATAATTCTCCTTTAGATTTTTATGATAGAAAAATTACTTTAAATGGAGAGTATAGTGGAGATACATTTGAAATCTTAACTGTAAATGATCATGGTTATTATACTGGAGATGCTGTTTATTATAGTTCTTATGATATAGAAACAGAAGATTTTCTTGGAAATACTACAAAGGTCATTAGTAAATTTCCAGAAATGGAACCAGGTGTTTTCTTTGTAAAAAGAGTTAATAAAAACCAATTCCAACTTGCTACTAGTCCTGCTAATATCTCTAACAATTCTTTTGTGTCTGTTTCGGGAATTGTAACTTCTAATACTTTAGAATATCTTAATTTTCATAATAAAGATGTTGATCACCAACTTTTACTGAAAGAAATAAAAAATCCAGTTAATGAAGATGGAGATTTTGTTACAGGACCAGGAGATAGAACAGGTATTCTTGTTAATGGGGTGGAGATTTTAAATTATAAGGGAAATGAATCAGTTTATTATGGTAGTATTAAAGATATTGATATTACATCAGAAGGAATGGGTTATGATGTAATAAATCCGCCAGTTTTACACATTTCTGATAATGTTGGATCGGGAGCCACGGGTATATGTGCTATTAGAGGATCTTTAATAGGAATCAACATTGAAGATCCAGGTTTTGATTATGTTTCTAAACCAACTCTTAGTATAAGTGGGGGTAATGGTGAAGGAGCGAGTGCTAGGGTTAATACTAAAGAGATTGAACACTCGGTTTCATTCAATGCTACTGCAGATTCTGCCCGTGTGGACATAACTGACAGTACTATTGGTTTTTCTACCTATCACAAGTTCAGAAATGGTGAAAAAGTCATTTATAAGACATTTGGGCAAACAGCAGTTAATGGAATTTCAACAGATGCCATTTACTATGTTCATACAGTAGGTGTATCTACTGTAAAACTCTATAAGTCAGAAACTGAAGCGATAAACGTTGGTGTAAACACTGTAATTTTATCTGATTTTGGAGTTGGAGTTCAGTCTCTTCAATCTTACGATAAAAAGAAAATTGTATCTAATATTATAGTTGATAATAGGGGTTCTGGTTATGAAAATAAGAAAAGAACCATAATTTCTGCAACAGGGATTAATACATCTCTTAATCAAATCAATATTAATGATCATGGATACAAATCGGGGGAAATTATCCAATATTCATATAATGTTGATCAAATTACGGGCATTAATTCAAATACAAATTATATTGTAACGGAAGTTGATCCAAATAACTTTAAATTATCTAGTGTAGGTGTTGGAACTACAACTAAGTTCTTATATTATGAAACAGAACAATATCTTGACCTTACTATTGCTGGTTTAGGGACGGGAACTCATACTTTTAACTATGAACCAATCACAGTAACTTTAACTGGGGAAATAGGAGTTATTACCGCCACAGGACAAGATTTCCAAGCAAAACTTCAACCTTTATTTAGAGGATCTCTGCAATCGGTACAAGTAACAAATGAAGGGTCTGCTTATGGGTCTTCAAACATTATAAACTATGATCGTCAACCATTATTGACTCTTAATAATGGATCTGGGGCTGAAATTACTCCAATTATCAATAATGGGAGAATAGTTGAGGTTCAAGTTGATAATCAGGGTGAAGGTTATAATGCCCCTCCTAATTTAGTTGTTACTGCTAATCAAGGTAATTATGGAAAATTAGTTCCCATTATTAATGATGGAAAAATCACTAGTGTAAGAATTGACAACCCTGGTATTGGTTATACAGGTAGTGTAGGAGTAGCGGTAACCACTGATGCATCTAATGGTCAATTAAGAGCAAAACTTCAGACTTGGACAGTTAATTTATTCCAAAAATATGTAGATATCATTTCTGATGATGATGGAATTTTAGAAGCATCTGAAAATGCGGAATTGGGTATTGAATATACTCATTTATATGCTCCTCGCAAATTAAGAGAATCTTTATATGTTAGAGATCAGGATAATAACATAAAATATGGATTATTAGATTTACAAAAGGTGGATGGAGAAGAAGTATCTGCAGAATATCATTCTCCTATAATTGGATGGGCTTATGATGGTAATCCCATTTACGGTCCTTATGGATATGAAACACAAACTGGTGGATTTATCAAAGCAATGGAATCGGGTTATAGTCCAGTAACTGCTTCAAATAGACCTTCATTATCCAACTTTCCTCAAGGATTTTTTGTTGAAGATTTTGCATTTGATAATTCAGGAGATTTAGATGAACATAATGGTCGTTTTTGTATAACTCCCGATTATCCAAAGGGAGTCTATGCATATTTTTCAACTATTAATCCTACCAGCATTGAAAATTCAGGAGTTTTTAACAAATATAGAAAACCACAGTTTCCATATCTACTAGGAAATACCTTTAAGTCTAAACCCAATAGTTTTAATTATAATGCAACGATTGATCAAAAGTCATATGATTTGAATAAGACAGAGTATTTTAGAAACACCACACCATATTCTTTGACTCAGGAATATGCATCTTATGATTTTCTTTATCAACCAAATAAAGAAAAAGAGCAATTGATTGATATAAATTTAGTTTCTACTGGATCTATTGAAAAAGTAGGTATTTTAACTGGGGGAAATAATTACAAAGTTGATGATACTGTTAATTTTGGACAACTGGATGATAGTTCTCAAAGAGCTAAAGGAGTTGTTTCTAAGGTCGGTGGAAAAGTAGTTACTAATATTAGTGTTGCAAGTAGCACAGTATCAGAGTTAGAAATTTCTCCATATGATACAAATGGACAATATATTGCTTTCTCTACCTCTCCTCATAATTTTACTAATTTAAATCTCGTTTCTTTATCTGGATTTAATACTTCTACGGATCATTTGCAAGGAAGTTTTAATATTGGAGTAAAGACTGAAAGTGTTTTATTAGCAGGAGCAGCTACAACTATTGGAGCAACTGGAATAGTAACTTATTTTGGAATATCGGGATCACTTTCAAATAATCTTTTATCGATCAAAGAGAATGATATTTTAGGAATTGGAACAGAAACAATAAAAGTTCTTCAAGTTGATAGAGCAAATTCGAGATTAAGAATTCTTAGAGCTCAAGAAAGCACAATGGGAAGTGCTCATACTGCGGGATCGGTAATAACTGAAGATTCTAGAAAATTTACTTTTAAATCATCTCCAGAAAATGACGTAACATTTGAATTAAATAAGGAGATTTATTTTGAACCTAAGGAAGCATTGGGTATTGGATCTCTTACTGGTGTGGGTATTGGAACCACTATTTTCTTCTCCAATCCTGGTGCAGGAATAACTCAAGTTTATATTCAAA